TCAGGACTGAAGGCGTCTGTAACAACCGAACTGATAGTCTGCCAGACCCGCCATAACAAGCTGGGTCAGTATTAGCTGGCAGCGTTCGCGTGAAAGGTACGTATTCTGTGCAATCTCCCCGACTGTCGCCGGTTCGGTGGCACTTAATTCATTAAAAACTGCTCTGGCGGTTTCTGTCATATCCTGCTGTTTCAGCATGTCTTTTTCCCTTTTCCGGTTAACGTGACACACCAATAACTCTTGTCAAAAAAGCCAGCAAGCTGAAAGACCGGTATTAATAACCACCTGCACATTTTATGTACTGCACCATTTTTCTGGCATAAAAAAACCGCTCAATGCCGGGCAGTAAAATCTTTATTACTCAGGAAATTTTAACGTACTCTGACAGTATTAATTTCAAAATCATTAATATTTCCGCTATTAAATATAACGAATTTCTTACCCCCACTCCTGTATGATTTCGATAACACCAGACGATCATCATAGCGCGCAATAATGTAATACCATACATTCTCATAGTGGACCGCCTGATATTCCCTCTTAAACTGTGGTTTGTACCAACCGGCAATAAGAGAGAATGCCCAGAAATAAATCATAAACCCAGCCATCATGAACTCAATTCGGTGATGGCGAATAACAGACATTTCCGAAAAACATTTGACTGAAACAAGTCTTCTTCCAGACCTGACAAAAAGCGTGATTGCAAAGGCAGCAAGAACGCAGAAAATCAGTACATCTGGCTCAACATGCTGATGAATTACAGAAAACTCCAGAACAGGTGGAATAAAAAGCAGCAATATCGCGAGAAAAAGCCGGATAAAACTCAAATTTTGTATATTGCGCTTTTGTTTTATGCCCAAAAAGAAAACAATACCAACTCCCCATCCAATAAGGAATATAACAATAACTGTCACAGCATAAAACAAACTTCGTGCTACATCATCGACACCAGCCCCGACAACCCACCATGGAAAGCCATAGTAAAATGAAGTACCCCATCCATAGAAATAAGCGCTCCCCCATCCGAGACAGCCCATATAAGCAACAAAAAGTGAAGAGTTTCTGAGCAGAGCACTGTCATCCATAGTAACACCATTAACAACTCAAAAATATCAACACACATTACATAACAAATTGGATTCCATGCAGTCAAGGGGCGTCATTGATGGAGAAAGTATTGGCACAATCGTCATCACGTTTAATGTCTATGCCATTTTTTGGGGGGTAAAAAACCCGCTCGGTCACGGGTTTTAGTGGCTTTGCCATCACGTATAATAACGGCAAAATATCAGATTTACACGAAATATATGCCTTTTTATCTACTTTTGCAATACTTTGCTATGAAAATGCCGCCTTTTGTTTTGAACGTGTTCCCTCCACCAACAATAAAGCTTCACTATCCAGCCGATGAAAAATGTGTTTCATTGCAACCCAGTGACCAGTAAATGTCTTGGACCAGTTTTTGGTTGTTACTCCCACCAGTAACGCCAGTTCCTGGTATTCGTAACCTTCCCCACCAAAAAGCTCAGCTTTTACCGCCTGCGCCGCCAACCAGATCAACGTCTTCAGGCGCACCAGAGTTTTTCCTGCAATTTTTCTGGTACCGGATTGAGCATTAAATTCAGTCCACGCCCACTGCGTTATCGCGATCTGATGCTCCCAGCAAATGCTACCGCTGTAACACCACAGCAGCCAGGCTTTATGATGTTCTTCAAGAGACAGAACGGCGCGTCGCCATGATGATGTCGAAAACTCAACCGGACTGACCAGGGCAATTGATGAGCCTTTCGCCAGTGATTGTTTACCCGGGATCGGGGGATTATCCCGCGTGATCATTTTTCCGGTTACCTCATCGCGGTAACGAATTTTTTTGCGTCTGTAACGCCCTGTATCGAACAGGGCATTTTCCTGCCAGACTTCCAGCTGGCCTTTTGTCGACCCACTAAGATCCGCAGTGGCAATCATGAGTTGCTCACGAACAAACTGTAAATACTGGTTATTCATGCACACCCACCTCTGTAATTCTTATCTCCAGCCGTCCACCAGATACTGGCTTGCCACGTACAATATTGATTTCATCAAACTGCTCATCGTCCATTAACAACCCCGCGTGCGTCAGCGCATCCAGCGGTGCTTTCAGAATATTGTCCAGGTCACGGCGGCGCTTATCCGGTGGCTCTGCAATAATTTTTATTGCCAGCCGTCCGGACAGGCTTAATTTCAGTCGCTGCTGGCGAACAATAAGCACCACTGCCCGGCGATAACGCTCCCCGGCTTTTGATACAAAATATGTGCTGCCACGGCGTCGCCAGTAAGTGTTCACCGTCGGCGGGTAAGGTAAAACCAAATCTATGAGCATCAGTCACCTCTTTTACCCGAGCACGCCAGTCGCAAAGGCGTGATCAAGAAAACGAAAAATTAACTCAATCTGAGAGCCGTACTTTTTCTCAAACTTCAGCGGGTCTGCATGAAGTTCGTTGTGGTGCTCCCGGCACAACGGTAGCGTGAAAATATCGTGGGCCTTTGTTCCCACTCCCCCCTGACCATGACCAATCAGGTGATGCGGATCGTCAGCTGGCTTACCACAACACGCACACGGCTGTGTCTTTACCCAGCGCGTGTATTTCTCATTAACCCAACGGCGACGTTTAGGCCGCCTCATGAACGATTCAGGAGACTCCGGATCAACGGCGATACTGACAACCGTTTTTTTCTGTGGTGGATTTTGTTGCTGGTGGACGTGAAGTGGCAGCGCAATATTTTTTGTGCGCTGCTTCAGTATGCTGATGGCTGTCTGTTCTCCCGGTACGATGTCACTCTCACGGTATACGGAGCGGATTTTTTCCACTGGTAATCCCAGCGAACGACGCGCTACTGCCTCAGGTAGTGCATCCACCACCTGATTGCAGGCCGCCCACCAGGATAATTCGGCCAGCGATAACTCCCTCTCCTGCGTACCGCTTATTGCGTGACGGATGACATCAATCATCCAGGCAACCAGATTCTGCTGAGCAAGTTGATCGAGTGATTCTGATGTCTGGTCGCGCAGCTGGTTGTCACAGTGCCAGCACAACACCATCGCGCCGGTACCATAACGGTGAATGGCTGTTTCGCTGTGATGATAATCGCCGTGTGGCCACTGGCAGGATTTCACGTGACGTAATAACCAGTCAGACAGTGCACCTGCACCACCTGCTGCACGAATAACCTGCTCATCGCTGAAAAATGGCAGTAATGTTTTATCCTCTGCCAGCGGCTGGCGAACGGCAGGAACGACTCCGGACGGCAGACCGCGCATGTTTTTCGGTTCCGGCTCCATCAATATTCTGCCGTTATGGAATGCTGACATTGATTCACGGCCCGGCTTAAGGAGCACCATCCCGAGTTCCGGTACCAGAACAGGTCGAAGTAATACCCGCACGTTACCTCCAGATGCGCTGCTGGAATGTGCGGGACGGACGCGGTGGGCGTTCGGAATAAGGGAGCCTGACGGAGATTATCCAGTGACGACGATCGAAGCTGAGGGCTTTCTCAAACTCATATCCGCGCCTGCGGTAACACTGGATCAGCCATTCGGCCTGTTCTTCAGTGCATGGGGGATGCTGGAACCAGTCGGTTTTAAATACGTGCGAACACCGCCCTTGCCTACTGGCAAGGGCGGCAGAATTGTGCAATCTGCTATCGTGCGCCATCGGGATCTCCGGTGGCACGGTGTTTCTCAGCGACGGTTCAAGTCAGCCTGATTTTATAGCTGCTTCTGAATATCATCAACAGGTAGTCCTGCCAACTCTCTTACCTCAGAAAGAAGAGAAAGGCTTACAACAACCTCATTACTTCGCATAACAAAACCACATTGAAAAGAACCATCACTGTTTCTGTAAACAACAACCGGGCGCGTGCTCTCATAAAACCCCGGGATCAAACTGGCTGGGATTTTCACAACACCTCCTGACGTAAAGGAAATGAAATGCATTATCGCTTCTCTCGGACTATAACCATGAAAAGAGACGCATTTCACTCAGTAAATCTGAGGATTTTATGCGCAAGAACAATGACTTTTTCTGTCTGCCGTTTATACAATCTGAATTACGTCTGTTTTTTGAACACCGATAAATCAGCAAGCATTCTCAAATAAAGATTGCCTCCATAGTCCACATAGTGTAACACTATGTGTTATATAAAATGCAGAGGCAGGTATGCGAATTTTCAAAATCGCCTGGTTTGAACGTTTCGCCCGAAAACATCGGATTTCCGATAAATCGCTGCGCAAAATCGTGGAGCAGGCCGATAAGGGGGATCATATCCGCAAATTTGGGTAGTGGTGTCATTAAACAAAGATTAGCCCGAAGTGGTGGCGGAAAATCAGGCGGTTACCGGACAATAATTTTTTACCGCGTTGCAGAAAAAGCCTTTTTCATCTACGCATACGCAAAGAATGAACGAGAGAATATCACTGCTATAGAGGAAAATGCTTTTCGAAAAGCCGCTCCCCATGTCCTCAATCTTACTGATGAACAGCTGGCACAATTGATTCAACAAGGCCAGTTCACGGAGGTACCCAATGAGTAAAAATTACCGCAGTGATGCACTTGCATCTGTACATGAAATGATGGAGTCACTCCATGATATCGGTGCAATCACAAAACAAACTATGCGCGAATTCGATGAAACTTGTCTTCAGCCTGCGCCGGTAATGTCTCCAGAAAGGATCCGTGCACTGCGAGAACGAGAGCATCTGTCTCAACCTGTTTTTGCCAGATACCTCAACGTCAGTAAAAACCTGATATCAGACTGGGAACGAGGAGTGAAACGCCCGGGAGGTGCAGCTCTTCGGCTTCTTTCAGTTGTCGAGAAAAACGGGATCCAGGTAATATCCTGATATTCTAATACAACAAAACCCGCCGAAGCAGGTTAAGTGCGGGTGCGTTGAGGATGCCTGACACATCAGAGGTGGCGAGGGATTTCTCCCTCGCCAGGTCTCTTACTCCTCAGGTTCGTAAGCTGTGAAGACAGCGACCTCCGTCTGGCCGGTTCGGATTCGTACCTCGCAGAGGTCTTTCCTCGTTACCAGTGCCGTCATTATGACGGTTAAACAGATGACAATCAGGGCGATTAACATCGCCTTTTGCTGCTTCATAGCCTGCTTCTCCTTGCCTTTCGGCACGTAAGAGGCTAACCTACATGTGCAAAGCATGAAATTGGCCTCAGATTAATGTTAAGCGTCCTGCAAGACGCGTAATGTTAACTGGGGCTTTTCTCTGTCTGCCTTACGGCGGCATGCCCGAGGCAGACAGCCTCAAGCACCCGCAGCAATTCTACTTAACTCTTCTTTCCCCGCAAATCATTTTATCCCCGATGGTAATGTTCTCCCGATATGGGAATTCCCATATCAAGGTTAACTCAATCGGTTAAAGCTCCATTAATTTTCCGGCCAGTTCATCTCGTGGCATTACCAGCCATCCGCGCGATTTAAGCAAAGCCAGGGCTTCTTCAACCGTCACCAGCTGGCCTGGCGCATAACTTCGGATGAAGGCGGTTTTATCGTCACGGATCGCCAGGTGAAAATCGATATTCATTTTTCCCATAGCCCGCTCTTTCTCGTACTGGTTGAAGTAACTGTCTTCGAGTTTTTCGAATACTTCCCACGCCTGATCGGTTTCGAGCATTTTTGCATGACGGGCTGCTCCGCGTTCTGTCCAGAGGATGAGAGTGCGGGTTTTGGGAGAAATTTTCACCTCATTTTGCGACTCGTTTAAAACTAGTCGCAAATTTTTGAGCTCATCACCAACAGCTTTAAAGAAGTGTTTTCCCTCAATAAATCGAGATTTATTTTCATGGTGATTCTGCTGTATACGGATTGCTTCTGTTCCGTAAAGGCGGGCGAGTAACTCAGTTGTGATTACAGGAATCTGGTTATAAGTGACAGGGGAAAGGTTTTTGACAGTAACTTGAGTCGTCATGATAACGCCCTCTGGTTGATGAATTTAACTATCACCACCTTCAGGTCTCAATCATCAGGTGGCGAGACGTACAGGGTTGAGACTACCGGATCAACCAACCGGCCAGCCTTTCGGCTGCCCCATACGCCTCACCATAATTCAGATGTGCGTGCGCATACGACAATAAAAAACACGCTCGCGGCGTGTGTCTGTCGCGGTTGAATATCCGGGGTCTCAATCCCGACGGTCAACTCGACCGTGCGGTGAATATAGCCCCGGATTAGTAATTACGTCAACCCCAGCGGCAAATCGAATAAACCACCAGCGCTACCGCCATTGCAACTCCTGCCGTTACGAATGCCTCAGGCCAGGTCATCGTAAACTATCTCAGCGCCAATCAGTCCGTTTCGCTTCAGGCAGTCCATCGCTTTATACGGTAATTTGGCTGACAGGCGAAAATCACCCTGCAGCATCAGGCTTATTCCCTTATCCCGGGCTTTCGCTCTGACCGCTGCCTCGCTACGACCAATCAGACTGCCGATACTTTCGACAGTCATCGTTCCCGCGCACTGCCGGAGTATCAGAATTTCAGCCCGGCACCACGTCTTCCACCCACTCACCGCTGCTGTTCTCTGGTGGCGGTAATATCCCGGAGAATATCCCGGCACTTGTTCAGCTCCCGCAGCGCGGCGCAGACTCGCTCCCACTTCTGAACCTGACCTTTTGCCCGGCGCAGCTCGCGGTTAGCCACATGCAGCGATGGTAAAATCAGCCCATCCGGATGCTTTCTGGTGAACGACGGCTGTGACTGCACTGTGACCGCCACACTTTCCGTTTTTATTTCTTCCTGTGTTTCCGCTTCCCGGACTGGTAACGCAACACATGCTGGCTGAGGAAAGGCTTTACCATCGGTTTCCGCTACGGATGCAGCTTCCGGCTCTGCCGGTAAATCAGCGCCCGGTATGCAGTAACGAAATTTACCGCCCTGATTCACGCGAATCAGACGCCCTTTGCTGATTGCCATGGCCAGCGATGAATTCGCCCGGCGGGAGGTAATCCCGAACATCAGTGCCAGCTCATCCGCCGTTTGTGGGCCATGTTGTTCAATCGCCTCAGTCAGCATTTGCGCTGTCACTTTCGGTACCGGTGACACTGGTTCACTTTCACCTGCCTGAGTCAGCCACCACATCGACCCCTTGTTATCCGCTTCACCACGGCGCTTCAGTTTCCACAGTTCGTTGACCGCATCTTCACGGCTGATTCCAAGGCGGGCCGCCACTACCTGTGAAGAGGCTCTTTTCAGTGCTTTCAGTGCGTCAAATACGGTTTCCATTAAAATTTCCTCCGACAAAATCGTTTCCCAGATTCAAATAAAACCAGCTGCCTTCCGGCGTTCGTATTCCTGTTTCAGCCGTTCAATTGGCGTTGGGCCTTGAGGGTGTTTCGCCCCTTCCAGTTGTCGTCGCACTGGCGGAACACTCATCCCGTTACCAACATGCTTTGCCCATTTCGTCAGTTGCCGTTCCGCAAGTCGTTTTAACTCACCCTGCGTCATCTGGCGCTCAATCCCTCTGGTACGCATTTCGAGGCAGATGTGGTACAGCACAGGCTGTGGCCACGGGTATTTATCACTCCCGTCGTATCGCCAGGATTCATTGCGCCAGCGCCGGTACTCTTCCATCACGGCATCCACCGTAAGACCAAATGGATTTGCCCCACTCTCCGAAATCAGCGCAACAAACTCAGCCAGGTCCGGGGGCCACGTTTCACCCGCCCGGCAGCGGTCCATGCACTGACGGCAGACCAGACGGATTTGCTGTTCAGTCATCGCACCAATCTGGGCAATCCAGAGCTTCGAAGGTGCGGCCCCGTTCTTCTGAGTCCAGCGGTTCGAATACACCTCCCCCATAAGCTCCCACAGCTTCCAGGCCGTTTCCGTTGCTGATAAATCCGTTGTCACGTTCCCACTGTTCGCGTGCTGCCCGGATTTCCTGAACTGCCCGTGATGCCGTGCCACCTGATGCTGCATGGCTTCCCCCCTTGCTGACTGGTTTTACCTGTGCCCTGACGTGCTGCACGTGGCGGGCAAATTTCTGCTCCCACTGAACCTGCGTGAAAACCTTCCCCTCCGCCATCCAGTAATCCCGGAATGCGGCAAGCTCTGCAGGTGTAAATTCCGGCTCAGGCAGAGCCATACCCCACACTGCTGCCCGTTGTCGAAAATCCGGCGACGGCTGCCAGACAGTAGTCATCGAAAATTTCCCGATCGGTTCGCTCAGGCCGTCCAGGTATTCAGGTTCGGCTGTCTGCAACGGCGCACCATTCGACTCACTGGTCGGAATACTCTCGCGCGCGTTATGTGTAGGGTTTAATTCTGTATCTGTATCTTTATCTGTCGTGACTTGTCGTGACAGATGCGTGACACGTCGTGACTCATCGTGACAATCAGCATTATGTTTCCGCAGCTTTTCCCGCTCCCGCTGCGCTCTCTTGCGCTCTGCCGGGGATTTTGCCGTTTGCGAAACGTTACCATTGTCCTCTTTCAGCACCTGACGTTTTTCCCATCCGGAAATAAGGTCACCATCCAGAACCCGCCCCTGCATTGCATGCAAAATTGAATCAATTACGTCTTCCGTCACATCAAGCGCACTTGCTAAATCTTCCGTCGTGACATCAATGTGACCACGTAGTGACACGCCGTGACATGTCGTGACATTTCGTGACGCGCTCACCAGAAGGTGTATATACACTGCCATCACTGTTGCGATTGGCTGTCCTGATACCCTGGCAATCGTTCGCCACTTGGGGTCATTTGGCATGTCATGCCACAATCTGAGCCAGGCATTAGCCATACTCACCTCTTCTGATACCGAACTTTACCCACGAACTTCCGGAAGAAATCCGGTATAAATATTGTTGGTCAATGCACAACAACAGCATTACCAGGCTGACCACCACTGTTAGTCAGGGTGCCCCAGGCGATCGCTACAGCGACAAAATCATCCACATCTTTCACCAGCCGATCCCGTCGTTCGACGATCTCCCGGTAATATTCAGAACTGTGACTGCGCATACGGGCCACCAGCAAAGGCGGCATCGCCTTTTCGATCGCCGGTAACAGCGCCTGAATTTTTTCAACAGCATCAGACGTGTCCTTCTCCACCCAGCGGAAAATTTTCTGGGTATTACGGGCCAGGGCTTCCGGATGGCTGTCGTCATACAGTTCCGGGAACGTCATCCCCAGCTCGAAATAAGTCCGGGCTATTTCAGCTGCGGGAACTTTCTCACCATCAGGATATGCCCAGGCATTCATCGCCATACGGATGTGTTCATGCTTGATTTTCATGAATCACCCCCGTCTCTGGTTGTGTGTTAGCCTGACACTCGACAGGTAAGCCGTCGGTTGGGTTGGGATAAGAACTGCGATCAATCTCGTGCGGAGTTACTATCCAGCCAGTTGCTTCACACCAACGTAAAATTTTTTCCCCCGTAAGTTTCGCCCGCCCGGTAATGACATGGCTTACCATCCCCTGGGTTACCCCAACAATTTCAGCAAAATGTTTCTGAGTTATACCGGAATAACGCAAATATTCTCCAAGATTCATTGTTCACCTCATGTGATGTCATCACGATCATTAATAGCATTGTTATTTTTAAAAGTAAATAGCGCCACTATTTCAAAGAGATTAATAATCTTATTAGAATTGAAGGTATGAAAAGAAAATCCCTGTCAGAGATCGACCTGCAAGCCGCCCAGAGACTAAAAGAAATCTGGACGGCGAAAAAAAATCAACTAGGGTTAACCCAAGAGCGTGCGGCAGAAATTCTGGGATTTTCGACACAGGGAGCTGTAAGCCATTATCTAAATGGTCAGACACCTTTAAATCTTGAGGCTGTTATCAAGTTCGCAGGGTTACTGCAAGTTCCTCCCGAGTCAATCAGACCAGATATGGCCGAGTTGTTACAAATTGTAAGGATGTATCCCCAAGAATCTGGGGAGGACAATGTTGTCACTATATCTGCCGATATGGAACAATCGGAAAACGAACTTCCGTTTAATATAGACCCCATGGAGCGGGATTTGCTCCAGACGTTCAGGGCTTTCCCCAAAGAAGATAAAGAGAAAATGCTTAAGGAAATGAAGGAGAAAAAAGAATCAATTGAAGAAATCGTTGCGCGATGGCTAGCTGCGCAAAAAAGTCGTCGCGCCTAATCTGAGGAGGTCAAAACATGAGTACAGCCCTTTCCCCGATAATTTCTGAATTTGAAACGGTCGAACAAGAAAACAGCTATAACGAATGGTTGCGAGCCAAAGTGGCAGCAAGCCTCGCAGATCCCCGTTCTGGAATTCCGCATGATGAAGTAATGGCTGAAATGGAAAACCTTATTGCTCAATTAGCTACAACGAACAGGAGTGAGTAATGCTGCCCATTTTATGGCTACCTTCTGCACGTGATGATTTACGTCAGATAGTAGCCTATATTGCTAAAGAAAACCCTCCCGCTGCACGTAGACTAAAAATACGCATTGAAACATCAGTTTTGTCACTTACTGAACACCCTTATCTGTACCCACCGAGCGAAAGAGTTCCAAGTCTTCGAGAGATAGTGACTCATCCTAACTACATAATACTTTACCGAGTAACAACATCTAACATCGAGATCGTAAATGTAGTTCACTCACGAAGGCAGTATCCAAACAAAAGCTGTTAATCATTTCTGTCAAAAACCACCTTCGGGTGGTTTTTTTCTTGCCGTGATAATAGCGTTGCTATTTACATAATTAAATAGCAGTGGTATTGTTTATGCATCAACCCACCCCGTCCCACAGAATGCAGGGCAATACTTCGAGTTACCCGGCAGTGGCAAGGGGTTAAGTAGCCAGCCCGAGGCGTATGAACATGACGGCGGGAACACTTTGTATAACAGCGCAGCAGGTTTTTAGTTCCGCTACCCGGCGTTAAGGGTAAATGAGGTCAACATGGATACGCTCAATCTTGGCAACAACGAATCTCTGGTATGCGGTGTGTTCTCTAACCAGGACGGCACGTTTACCGCGATGACGTATACCAAAAGTAAAAAGTTTAAAACCGAAGCTGGCGCGCGTCGCTGGTTAGCCAGAAACACTAACTGATTAGTACCAGTAAAAACAGGTTGCCACTGGTTAATTTACCCTGAAAAGTCAGGGCATAACACGAAAGCGCACGGCGAAGTTCGTATATCTGTACGGCGTCGTTAAATTTTCTTCGACCGTGCACTTCCGGTTGTGGCAATCCGCGAAATGGCGCGGCGGTAAGTATGGCTGGGGTTTCCTCCATTGCTCCAGAAAATGCACCGGGTTGTCAGGTTGACCATACGCTTAAGTGACAGCCCCGCCACAATACCCATGTGTAGTCTTTGGTGGCATCAGTTCTACTCCGTGACTGCTCTGCCACCCTTTTTAAAGTGAATTTTGTGATGCGGTGAATGCGGCTAAGCGCACGCGGAACAGTTAAAGCTAAAAACAGCGTTATGGGTGATTCTGTATTCCGGCGTTAATTGTTAACTGGTTAACGTCACCTGGAGGCACCAGGCACCACATCACAAAATTCATTGTTGAGGACGCGATAATGGAAACGTCACTACCAAACGTTAATACGTCTGAAGGGTGTTTTAATATTGGTATTCTGCTCAGTAACCGGGAGTTTACTGAGGACGCCATCAGGATGAGAAAATATGAGCCTTATCTTCTCAATGATAATTCCATACTCTCCAGAATTGCCCTTCTTGAACTTGGCATTTTCGGAGGGCAGCAGTGAGTTCAGCGTTTACACTGATGATGACGGTTTTTCTGATAACAGGTGAGCCACAGAAAGTGATTACCGGAATTTATGCCAGTAAAGAATCCTGCCATCAGGCAAGAGACGAGCAAAAAATTTCCGGTGAATGTCTCCC